TTCCTTATGGAACTACATTCAATTCTGTAATTCAAGCTGAGAATTTTATAGAACAAATAAAAGTAATACAAGAAGAAAAAGAAGGGCAGACTGTAGAACTTAGTGATGGTGCATTAGTTGAACTTGATACTTCTATGATTGAGCATATTTTACATGCTTACTCTAAACTAACAGAACATAACAAAGAAAAGTTTGTAGAATCATTAACTAATACCGAAGAGAGTTTCAATAAGACTTATGAGTTTTGTAGAACATATTTTAAACTCTAAATTAGAGGAAGCTAGAGAAGTTATATTTGCTCGTCTGGATCAACTTGTTGCACAGAAGTTGGAAGAGGCAAAGCCGTTTGTCGTTGATGATATGTTTGAAGAAGTTGAATGGGAAGATTTGGATGAGGCAATTAAACGCAATCCGAATGTAGTGAGGATGGGTCGCATAAACAAGATTCGTAGACGTATTCGTAGGAACACTAAAGGTCGAATCATAGTCCAGCGTAATACTAGAAAGTCTGGAATTAAAGGTTATAGGATATCAGGAAATACGGTAAGAAGAATTCCTGCTACAGTAAGATTAGCAAAGGCACGTAAATTAAAACGTTCCTGGAAAACTACAAGAAGAGCAAAATTAAGGCGTACATTGATTAAAAGGAAGATGTCGATGCGCCGAAGAACATCTATAGGACTAAAGTAAAATGCCAATTGATTTTAACAACACACTACGAGGTACTTCAATTATTCGAATTGAAGGTGCTGGCACCTATGTTTTTTCGAACAATGATTTACGAGCAAGCCCCAATACTGAATCCATTACTTCTTTTGATATCAAAAGATTAAATTGGACTACGAATGGAAACATTCAAATTCATCGAAACAGTTCTAACATTGCATCACTCCATAATGCAGGTGAAATTCGTCTTGATGAATGGGGTTATTCGATTTCAGTTGGTAATACTGCATGGCCAAATGCAAACGTTGTTGTTGTAACTGGTGGAACTTTGTTTATGGAAATAAGTAAACAATCAACGTTTAATGTTGATCCATATACAGGAGTTTCTCTATCATGAAACTAATTAAAGAACACATAGAAGATGTACAGTATCTTACCGAAATAGCCGAGAGTGGTAAAAAGAACATGTACATTGAAGGTCGATTTTTGGTTGGTAACGAAGTCAATCGAAACAATCGTATGTACAAAATGGATACACTTCGCCAAGAGGTTGCACGGTACACCAAAGATTATATCGATACCAATCGTGCCCTTGGTGAACTAGGACATCCCGACACGCCTTCACTTAATCTGGAACGGGTGTCTCATAAGATTGTAAGTCTGGTGGAAGATGGTAACACCTTTCGCGGCAAAGCACTCATACTGGAGACACCATATGGTCAAATTGTTAAGAACTTTATCGATTCAGGGGTTAATCTTGGTGTATCTAGCCGCGCTATGGGTTCTGTTGTCATGACCAAAGAAGGCTACAACTTAGTACAAGATGATCTACGCCTTGCTACAGCAGCAGATATTGTGGCTGACCCATCAGCTCCAGGTGCCTTTGTTCAAGGAATAATGGAAAATAAAGAATGGTTGTTTGTCGAGGGGCGATTTGTCGAAGTAGATTTTGACAATGCTAAAAGACAGATTCGTCAGGCATCTTCCCGTCAGGTAGAAGAAGTTGCCCTGAAACTATTTGAAAATTACCTATCTAAACTTTAAAATTTATAAATAAGAAAACACAAGGAGATATCCCAATGGCAACAAACAAACTCATGGAAGCGGCGGCTGAAATTCTTGCAGGAAGCAAGAAGTCTGCATCTGCTATGCCAATGCAAAAACCTGAAGATGCTGGTGTCCAAGACTTAGGTGGTCCTACACCACAAGACGGTAAACCTATGGATAATTCGAATAAAATCGATGCAACCAAAGGTGCTAAATCTGCAATGGCTCCCACAACTAAACCTTCTGCTGCATCACCAGACACTCAAAACCATGTTGGTAAAAACACCATGCGTGAAGATGAAGATCAAGATGACGAAGAATTGCTTGATGATGCAGAAGATGCAGATGCAATCGCTGAATTTAAATTGCGTATGAAAGAAGATGTCAATGCCTTGTTTGGTGATGACTCCACTATTTCAGAAGATTTCAAATCGAAAGCGGTAACCATTTTTGAAGCACGTGTTATAGACCGTGTTACCCAAATTCAAGAAGAAATTGAATCTCAATATGCCGACATGCTTGAAGAGGCAGTTGAGACAATCAAACAAGATTTGACAGAGAAGATAGATGACTATCTGAACTACGTAGTAGAGCAGTGGATGGAAGAGAATGAAATCGCTATCGAAAGCGGTCTGCGTTCCGAAATCACTGAAGACTTTATTGCTGGTCTACGTAATCTGTTTGCAGAAAACTATATCAATGTTCCAGAAGACAAAGTTGATTTGGTAGAAGAGTTGGCCGCTAAAGTGGAAGACCTCGAAACCAAACTCAATGAAGAAATCGAAACCAACATTGAATATAAAAAAGCTTTGACAGAAGCTTTTAAAGAACAATTGACAGTCGGAGTATGTGAAGGTTTAACCGCAACACAAGTAGAGAAACTCAAATCACTCGCAGAGAGTGTTGACTTTTCCACAGAGGAAGAGTTTGTAGAGAAACTTGAAACATTGCGTGAAAACTATTTCCCATCTGGTATCCAGAAAGCGAAAGTATCACATCTTCAAGAGCAATTTGAAGATACCGAAGACAAGAAAGTGATCTCTGATCCTTATGTCGCAATGGTATCGCAAGCGATTTCGAAAACAAAAATTTAAATAAACAAGGAGATACAAATGTATTTGTCTGAACAAACACAACAAAAGTGGGCATCGGTTCTGGATCATCCAGACTTGGCTCCTATTAAAGACCCATATCGTAAAGCTGTTACCGCTGTTATTCTTGAGAATCAAGCTCAAGAGATGATGAAAGAAGCTGGTATTCTGCACGAAGCTGGTTCCCCAACTAACTTTGCTGGTACAGGCGGTTTCGGTGGCGGTGCTGCTGCTGCTGGTCCTGTCGCTGGTTTCGATCCAATCCTTATCAGTTTGGTTCGTCGTTCATTGCCTAATCTGATTGCGTATGACGTTTGCGGCGTACAGCCAATGACAGGTCCTACTGGTCTGATTTTTGCAATGCGTACTAAGTTTGTAAACCAAGCTGGTACTGAAGCTTTCTACAACGAAGCTAACACTGCATTCTCTGGTGCTAATGGTGCCATCGTTGCTGGTTCAATGACTGTTTCTGGTAACACCACTGACTATCTGTTCACAGGTAACGCTGCTCCTACTGGCGCAATGACTACTGGTTCCGCTGAAGCCTTGGGTGACGGTGCTGCTGGTAACACATTCCAAGAAATGGCATTCTCAATTGAGAAAGTAACTGTCACTGCACGTACACGTGCTTTGAAAGCTGAATACTCAATGGAACTTGCACAAGACTTGAAAGCAGTTCATGGTCTGGACGCTGAGACTGAATTGGCAAACATTTTGTCTGCTGAAATTTTGGCTGAGATCAACCGTGAAGTTATCCGCACAATCTATAAAGTAGCACGTCCTGGCGCACAAGCTGGTACAACTACTGCTGGTACTTTCAATCTTGACACCGACTCGAATGGTCGTTGGATGGTTGAGAAGATCAAAGGTTTGGCGTTCCAAATTGAGCGTGAAGCTAATCAAATTGCCAAGCTGACTCGTCGTGGCAAAGGTAACATCATGATGTGTTCATCAGATGTTGCATCTGCACTGGCAATGGCTGGCATTCTCGATTATCAATCGGCTCTGCAAGGTCAAGTATCGTTAACCGTTGATGACACTGGCAATACTTTTGCTGGTACTATCTTTGGTCGTATCAAAGTTTACATCGATCCATACTTCCCAACTGGCTCAACTTCTGAGTTTGCTGTTGTTGGTTACAAAGGTACGAATGCTTATGATGCAGGTATTTTCTACTGCCCATACGTTCCTCTGCAAATGGTTCGTGCTGTTGACACTGGTACATTCCAACCTAAGATCGGCTTCAAGACCCGTTACGGTCTAGTTGCTAATCCTTTTGCTGAAGGTACAGGTCAAGGTCTTGGCGCACTGAATACACAGTTGAATAACTACTACCGTGCATTCCGTATTGCCAACTTGATGTAATTAAAAAACCACCATTAAGAGTGGACTTTGGGGAGACACCTTCGGGTGTCTCTTTTTTTGTTTATAAATATAGGTATGACCGCACTTAATAGAAATCCATCTAATCCTAACATGTATCAACCGAACAAGTTTCAGTTGAACTTTTCTAGGATTCCAAACATACAATACTTTTGCCAGATGATTACGTTACCTGGTATCTCTACATCCGAGATTCCGGTAAACAATCCTTTTGTAGAGTTGTATGCTCCAGGTGAGAAAGCAATTTATGATGTCCTGAATATCACATTCTTGGTAGACATGGAATTAAAATCTTGGTTGGAGGTACATGATTGGTTACGTGCTTTGACATTCCCAACAGACTATGAAGAGTATAGAAACTTAGGTAACGCAAATAAATATACTACGACAGCAAATTCTTCAAGACCTCAATATTCTGATGGCTCAGTAACATTATTATCCGCATCAAACGTTCCGTATTTTAAGTTTAATTTCATTGATCTTTTCCCAATATCTTTGTCTGGTTTTACAGTCAGTGCAACAGATAGTCCAGAATCAGTCATTACCGCAGACGCTACATTCAGATTTTCTTATTTTGATGTAGAAAAATTAATAAAAACTATTTGACAAAACAGAAATAATGTGATAAACTCCGTATAGGAGGTTCGAAATGAGTAAGCTTGATGAATTATTACAGGCGTGGGCAAACGATTCTATCATTGATAGAACTGAACCTGGCAAAGCCTTGATTGAAATCCCCAAACTTCACAGTAAGTATTTAAATATCCTATCACATCATAGGCTTCAAGCCAAGGATGCTGAGTTTAAATGCAACAGAATGAAGAAGCTAAAGTGGGAATACTATACTGGTAAACTTGATGATGAAGATTTAAAAAAACATGGGTGGGAACCTTTTCCTTTCACATTAAAAGCTGACATCTCATATTACCTCGAATCAGATGAGGATATCAATAAATATCTGGCAAGTAAATTACTTCATGAAGAAATTGTTGATGTATGTAATTCTATTTTGAAAGAGTTAAATAATCGTGCATGGGAATTAAAATCATTTATAGATTGGGAAAGATTTATACAGGGTGCATGATTTAAAATTAATAAAGCTGAATGAAGCATTCATAAAATTTGAATGTGAAAAAAGTTTAGCACAAGAACTTCAAGACTACTTTACTTTTTATGTACCTGGCTATCAGTTCATGCCATCGTACCGCAATAAACTTTGGGATGGCAAGATAAGGTTAGCTGATCTTCGTACCTTTACCATATATCATGGTGTCGTTCCTTACATACAACAGTTCTGTGAAGAACGAAAGTATACTTTAGAAATTGATTCCAAGATTAATTGTACCGAAAACTTTTCTTTGGTTGAAGCACAACAGTTTGTTGATTCACTATCTCTTCCACATGAGGTCAGAGACTATCAATTAAAATCGTTTGTTCGTGCAGTCCGTGATAAACGAATGATGTTGGTATCACCAACGGCATCAGGTAAATCATTAATTCAATATATCATACTTCGGTATCTGCAACAACAAGGACACAAAAAAGGTTTGCTTATTGTTCCGACAACATCGTTGGTTGAGCAAATGTTCAAAGACTTTAAAGACTA